TTTCCAGAACAATATAAACCTGTTCTATTAGCTAGAGCAAGATATTACATTTATCAATTCAAAGATAATATTTCACAAACACAATTAGCTTTAACTGAATATCAAAAAAGTTTAGACAGAATGATTGAACAGTTAAATGCACCTCAGCCTACAAGTGTAGAAGACGATAGACGAATATTTATTTAAAGGATAATTAATGCCAACTCAAGGAGCTTCCATTACTGTACAAGGTGGCTTGGATTTAATTTCAAGTTCACATGCTTTATTTAGAAGTCCAGGTGCTGCAACTAAATTACAAAATTTTGAATCATCTACTACAGGTGGTTATAGAAGAATAAGTGGTTATGAAAAATGGGGAACAACAAGTGCTGTTATTCCTTCAGGTTCTGCTTTAGATAATATTCAAGGTTTAATTGGATATGCAGATGGAGTAGTTGTTGCTCAAGGAACTAATGTATATTTTAGTACTACAGGTACTTCTTACGTTCAAATAAATAAAGACACTTTTACAATAGGACCAGGAACAGTTTCTATTAGTGCAGGTTCACCTACCGTAACTGGAGTAGGTACAACTTTTTTAACATCTTTTCTTGTTGGTGATGATATTAAAATTAATACTGCTACATCTTATATTTATAAAGTACTTTCTATTCAAAGTGATACTCAATTAACATTAAGTAGAAATGCTATTACTACTAATACACAAAATAATTTAACTTATGCTATTGGTGGTATTGACCCAAGTCTATTAGCTAGTCGTACAACAATTCCTAGAACTAATCAAACTAATGTTAAGTTTGTAAACTTTGAAGCTATTCAGAGTGTTAATGGTGCTTTATATTTTGTAGATGGATATAATAAAATAGGTGAGTTTTTTATACATGAAGATGGTACTTATCATTTTGAAGATATAAATGAAGATGCTCCTATTGGATGTTCTTTAATAGAAAGATATGCTGAAAGAATAATAGTATCAGGACAAAGAGATAACCCAAGTACTGTTTATTATAGTAATAGATTACAGCCTTGGGATTTTACAGGAGCTTCAGCAGGGTCAATAGATGTTGGAGATGTAGTAACAGGTATTAAAGTTTTTAGAAACAGCTTAGTTATATTTTGTAAAAACAGTATTTATGAGTTGACAAACCTTGATTCTGACCCTATAATTAAGTCAGTAACTAAAAATATAGGTTGTGTAAGTGGCAACTCTATTCAAGAGATAGGTGGAGATTTAATCTTCTTAGCTCCTGATGGATTACGAACAGTTGCAGGTACAGCTAGAATTGATGACGTTGAATTAGGTTCTATCAGTAGAAAAATCTTACCTTTAATTAATGAATTAATAAATAACCTTGCTAACTATACTATATCAAGTATGGTTATTAGAGAACGAAGTCAGTACCGATTATTCTATTATCAATCTGGTCAAGCTAGTTCTGGACAAAAAGGAATTATAGGTACATTTAAATTTAATGCTGATGGCATTCCTGCATTTGAATGGAGTCAAACAAAAGGACTACCAGTAGAATTTTGTACTTCAGATATAAATTCAGCAGGTACAGAAGTATTATTTCATACAGATGATACAGGTTATGTTTACAGACATGATACTGGAAATAGTTTTGATGGTGCAAATGTACAAGCAGAGTTTCAAACACCAGATATGGACTATGGTGATAACGGTTTAAGAAAAAGTTTATATAAAGTAAAAGTTAATATTGAACCTGAAGGTACTCAAAACGATTTACTTTTAAATATAAAATACGATTTTAATTCTAGTGAAGTTCCTCAGCCAGGAAGTTTTTCAGTAGGACAATTAAGTGCTTCAGCTTTATTTGGTTCAGCAGTATTTGGAACAGCTATCTTTGGAGCAGTAGATTTACCTAGTAAAAGTGTTATAGTAACTGGAAGTGGGTTTTCTAATAACTTTAAATTTTTTAGTGATGATACTAACTCTCCTTATTCAGTTAACGGATTTTTTGTTTCATTCATACCAGGAGGAAGAAGATAAAATATGGCAGGATATACTAGACAGAGTTCATTAGTTGACGGTGATGTAATAACGGCATTATTATTTAATAATGAATACAATCAATTACTAGCTGCTTTTAATAATACAACAGGACATAAGCATGATGGTACTGCTGCTGAAGGTCCAGTCATTAGTTTAATAGGAGATTCTGGATTAAGTGTTCCTTTAAATAAAATTTTAGTTGATTCAACAAATGATAATTTAGAATTTTATATAGATGTAGCAGGTGTATCTACAGAACAATTTAAAATTCAAGATGGTGCAATTGTTCCATCTACAGATAATGATATTGATTTAGGAACTGCTGCTTTAGAATTTAAAGATGCATACTTTGATGGTACAGTAAACTTAGATGCATTAGTCATTGGTACAGCTACAGCTATTACAAGTGTTGATACAGATTTAACTTCAGTATCAGCTAGTGATGATACCTTAGCAAGTGCAAAAGCAATTAAAACATATGTTGATGCAGTCGCAACTGTAGCTGATTTAGATTTTCAAGCAGACACAGGTGGAGCTTTATCAGTTGATTTAGATTCTCAAATCTTTACATTAACTGGTGGTACAGGTATTGATACTGTTGGTTCAGGACAAAATGTTACATTTAATATTGATGATGGAATAGTAGCAACTTTAACAGGAACACAAATACTTACTAATAAAACTTTAACTACTCCAGTAATATCTTCTATAGTAAATACTGGTACATTAACATTACCTACAAGTACAGATACTTTAGTAGGTCGTGCAACTACAGATACTCTTACCAATAAGACTTTAACAAGTCCAAACATTTCTACAATTTTAAATAGTGGTACATTAACACTACCAACAGCTACAGATACTTTAGTTGGTAAAGCTACAGTTGATACCTTTACAAATAAAACATTTAATGCTAATGCAACTGGTAATAGTATTACTAATTTAGAAGTTGCAGATTTAGCGGCTGGAGTTTTAGACACAGATTTAACAACTGTATCAGCTACAGATAATACTCTTGCTTCAGCAAAAGCTATTAAAACTTATGTTGATGCTAGTGTAGCTACAGCAAATGAATTATCAGAATTAACAGATGTTAATATTACAAGTCCTGCAGATGGCTCTGTATTATTTTATGATACAGCTACATCTAAATGGATTGACAATGTAGTATCAGGTGATATTAGTATTCTTGATACTGGAGTTGCTTCTATTAATCCAGGAGTAATTGTAAATGCTGATGTTAATGCTTCTGCTGCAATTGCATATTCTAAATTAAATTTAACTAATAATATTGTTAATGCAGATATTAATGCTAGTGCGGCAATAGATGCATCTAAATTAGCAGACGGTTCAGTATCTAACACAGAATTACAATACATTAATAGTTTAACTTCTAATGCTCAAACTCAATTAACAAGCTTAGATACTTTAAAAGCACCTTTAGCTTCTCCAACATTTACAGGAACAGTTTCTGCTCCAACACCTACTGCTGGTGATAGTTCAACTAAAGTTGCTACTACAGCTTTTGTTACTAATGCAGTTGCTTTAGAAAACGAACTATCTGAAATGAATGATGTTGCTATTACTTCAGTAGCAGATGCAGACTTTTTAGTTTATGATAGTGTTTCTACTAAATGGGAAAACCAAGCTATATCAGGTGCTGTTACAATTAATAATACTGGAGTATCTACTTTAGCTGCTGGTATTGATTCAGCAAAAATAGCAGATGGTTCAGTTAGTAATACAGAGTTTCAATATTTAGATGGAGTTACATCATCTATTCAAACACAAATTAATTCCAAACAAGCAACGATAGATGCATCTAATAGATTAAGTGCAGACTTAATTCATGATGGTTCTGTAGACAATACTGAATTTGGTTATTTAAATGGAGTAACTTCAGCAATACAAACTCAAATAGATGCAAGAGCTTCTAATGGTTTTGCTATTGCGATGGCAATTGCTTTATAGTAAGTTGTTGACAAATTAACAATAAAATAGTATAATAGGGAAAACACATATGGCACAAAACTTTAGAAGATACACAAGCAACGATGTAGGTACATCTGCTGCAACATTATTTACTGCTGACAGTTTTGATACTGTAGTTGGTATATCTGTTGCTAACGTAACAGCTTCTGCTGTAGTAGCATCAGTTTATATTAATGATGGTACTAACGATATTTACTTGGTGAAAGACGCACCAATACCTGCAGGTTCTGCATTACAAGTATTAGATGGCGGAGCAAAATTTGTTGTTCAAAACAATGATGCTTTAAAAGTTGTTTCAGATACAGCTTCATCATTAGATGTTTGGGTATCTACTGTTGACGATATCAGTTTATAATATAAATAAGGAATAAATAAATAAATGCCTTTCATTGGAAATCAACCAGCATTATCTTACACAAGTTTTGCTAAACAAGACTTCACTACAAGTGCGACTACTGCTTACACACTTAGCCAACCTGTAGCTAATGCAAACGAAATTGCATTATTCATTAACTTTGTAAGACAAGAACCTACAACTGCATATACTGCTAGTGGCACAAGTTTAACTTTAACTTCTGCTACATCTGCTAGTGATGATATGTATGCAATCTTTTTAGGTAAAGCTGTGCAAACAGTTAATCCACCTGCTGGTTCTGTAGGTCTATCTCAATTATCTGCTACTGGCACAAAAGACAGCACAACCTTTTTAAGAGGTGATAATACTTTTGCACAAGCTGGATTAAATGGTTGGTCAGAAAACGGTGCTAATAATAATTTATTGCCAGCAAGTGCTAGTGCTGGAATTTATTTAGGAGTTAATTCTGCAACTGCTTCTAATTTATTAGATGATTACGAAGAAGGAACTTGGACAGGAGGTTTTACAGGGACTACTGGAGCTCCAAGTGGAGTTAGTTATGATAATAGAATTGGTAAATATACTAAGATAGGAAATTTTGTATCCGCTAGTATTTATTTATCTTTACTTAGTTGGTCTTCAGGTCCATCAGGTGATTTAAGAATAAATGGATTACCTTTTGTTTCATCATCAGGCACTTATGATTATCAAGTAGCATCTATTGGTTTTAATTATGGTTTTTCATCAAACAATGCTCCTCAAGGTGGTTATCTCGGACCTAACTCAAGTAGTATTATACCACTAAAAAGAGATAGTAATGAACCTAATGGTAATTTAGGAACAGTAATTAATGCAGCAACATTAAGTGGTAATGAGCAAGTAATACTTACAATTAACTATTTAACACCTTAATAAAAATTATGGCAATAACTAAAGAATCAAAAATTGGAAAAATAGAAATAGTAGGAGAGTTTAAAGCTGTTCAAGTTTTAACTGATATTTTTATTAAAGAAAATGAAAAAATAATTTCTCAAACTAAACATAGACATGTTTTATTACCAGACTCAGATATTACAAAAGAATCACAAGAAGTGAAAGATGTGTGTAATACAGTTTGGACACAAGATGTCAAAGATGCTTGGACAGCATTTAAACAAGAACAGGAAAATAGATTAGGATAATGGCAATAACAAAAATACCAGCCGCAGGTTTCACAGGCAACAACTTCAGAAACATCATCATCAATGGTGATATGAGTATTGCTCAAAGAGGAACTTCTGTAAGTGGTATTACTAGTGGTGGATATTATACTTCAGATAGATTTAATTTTAATATAGTAACTATGGGAACTTGGACTATGTCACAAGATAGTGATGTACCGACAGGACAAGGTTTTGCTAAATCATTAAAATTAGATTGCACAACTGCTGATGCTTCTCCATCAGCTGGTGATAGATTAAGGATTATGCAAGCTATTGAAGGTCAAAATTTACAATATTTAAAATATGCTACAGCTAATGCTGAAAGTCTTACACTTTCATTTTGGGTAAAATCTAATAAAACTGGAACTTATAATGCAAGTTTTTACAATGATAATGCTGTTAGATATATTTCAAAATCTTATACAATTAATTCAGCAGATACTTGGGAAAAGAAAACAATTACTTATGCTGGAGATACAGTTGGTTCAATAGGAAACACAAATACAAATATTTTACAATTACAAATGTGGTTTGGTGCTGGTTCTAATTTTACATCAGGAACTTTAGCCACTTCTTGGGAAGCTGAAACAGCATCAAATATGGCAGTAGGTCAAGTCAATCTTGCAGACAGCACATCTAACTACATCAACATCACAGGAGTACAACTAGAAGCAGGAACAACTGCATCTGATTTTGAGTTCTTGCCTGTTGATGTGAATTTGCAAAGATGTTATAGGTACTATGAAGAAATAACTAATCCAGCAGATTCAAGTGAAGATATAGGAATTGCTAGTGCTTATAGTAGTGTTCAATTAGAATTTATGCCACCATTTAAAGTAACTAAAAGAGATGTTCCTACTGTTTCTTTAGTTACTGGAACTAATTATTTTCAATATTTAGGAGCTGGTGCAACTACAAATTTTGATGGTTTTCCTTCTGCAGGCAATCAATCTATCAATAACGGAATGATTTTCATTAATACTGCAACAGTTACACAAAGTTCAGCATATAGAATTAGAAAAATTAATGCTTCTGGAAGAATAGCATTTATAGCGGAGTTATAATTATGAATTTAAATCAAGCAAATAGTATTGAATATGTTTATCTAAATGGTGAAAAAATTTCTATTAAAGTAGTAATTGGCAATACTATTTATGGAATACCTTTAGCTGAAGGAAACACAGATTACCAAGCTATCCAAGAGTGGATTGCTGAAGGAAACACAGTAATAGACAACGGAGCAAATAACTAATGGCATATCTTGGAAGACAACCTATTGTAGGAAATTATCAGGTACTAGACGCACTTACAGCTACGACTACTGATACCTATGCACTAACGAAAAATAGTGTTGCAGTATATCCACAAACTCCAGCGAACTGCATTGTATCGTTAAACGGAGTTATTCAAGCACCTTTTGATTCTTATACTATATCAGGTTCTAACATTGTATTTGCTTCTGCTCTAACTGCTTCTGATAGCATAGACTTCATTACAGTATTAGGAGATGTATTAAATATAGGCACTCCTAGTGATAATACAGTTACTACTGCTAAACTTGCTGATACTTCTGTAACTGCTATTAAACTTAGTTATGCTGAAGCAACCTTAACAGATGGTGCAACTATTGATTGGAACGCACAATCAGCACCTGTAGCAAAAGTAACTCTAGGTGGAAACAGAACTTTAAACGCACCTACTAATGGTGTTGCTGGACAATTTATTTCTTTACTAGTTATTCAAGATGGAACTGGTTCAAGAACTTTAACATGGAATGCAGTATATGAATTTACAGCAGATACTGCACCAACTTTAACTACTACTGCTAACTATGGCGACTTATTTACCTTTAGATATAATGGTGCTAAATGGTTAGAAGTAGGAAGAAACCTTAACTTGGTATTAAGCTAATGTACGCACTTATAATTAATAACTCTATTGAAAAACTTTTTGCTTATCCAAAAGGATTTATATTAAATGGTAATCAGTATTCTTCTGATGTTTTTACTAAATGGTCTAAAGCTGAAAAAGAAGCTATTGGAATTTATGAAGTAGAATTTGACCACTCTAATAAAAAAGATGAAGGTTATTACATTAACACTAACGAACAATTTAAGTTTGAAAATAATAAAGTTATATCTTACTTTGGAACTGCTACACCTAAACGATTAGAAGATGAAAATGCAGTAGATGAAAATGGTGATGCTATATTAGAAGATGGTGTTCAAGTTATTAATTATGGTTTGAAGACTGAGAAGAAAAGAATTGTTAAACAACAAGCAAGTGGATTATTAGCACCAACAGATTGGTATGTAGTCAAAGCTAGTGAAGTTCAAGGTTATACTATACCAACTGACATCTCTACTTTCAGAGCAGAAGTAAGAACTAAATCAAATGAAATGGAAACTATGATTGATGCTTGTACGACTGTTGATGAACTAAAAGCATTATACGAATATACAGAACAACAAGACGGAACAACAACAAGACCACTCCCTGAATTTCCAAAAGAGGTAATCTAATGCCTTTAATCATTCCAGCTAATTCTCTAACTGGTGGTTATGAGGTAGATAATTCATTACGATTTAATGATGGGAGTAGTGATTATTTATCAAGAACATTTTCTACACCAACATCAGATAAAATATTTACATTTTCTTCTTGGGTTAAAAGGTCAGGATTAGGAAGCACAGTTATGCTTATAAGTGCTGGTTCAGATGGTAGTAATGAATGTAATATAAGATTTGTTGATGAAAAATTACAATTTGCACAAGATGTTGGTGGTAGTGCTGAATTTAATATTCAAACAACAGCAGTCTTTAGAGATGTTTCAGCTTGGTATCATATCGTTGTTGCAGTAGATACATCACAAGCAACAAGTAGTGATAGAGTAAAGATGTATGTTAATGGAGTACAACAAACAGTAGGTGGTACTTATCCATCTCAAAATATTGATACCTTAATTAATGCATCAGCTTCACATTCTATTGGAAAAAGAAATTATGATTCTGCACAATATTTTGACGGCTACATGTCAGAAGTTATTTTAGTAGACGGACAACAACTCACACCAACATCATTTGGAGAATTTGATGAAGATACAGGAATATGGAAACCAATTAAATATTCAGGAACATACGGAACTAATGGATTTTATTTACCATTTGAAAACTCTGGTGCATTAGGTCAAGACGATAGTGGTAATGGAAACAATTTCACAGTTAATAATTTAACTAGTATAGACCAAACAACAGATACACCTACGAATAATTTTGCTATAATGAATCCCTTAGCTTCACAAGCTGGTAGTAATGCAAGTTCAACTACTAATACTTTTTCAGATGGAAATTTAACTGTTGCTGACACAGCTTCAGAAACAGCAATAGGAAATTTAGGAGTAGATACAGGTAAATGGTTTTGGGAAGTGAAAGTATTAACTGACCAAGATGGATTAGCTATAGGTGGTGCTAATCAATATTATCATTTAGATGCAGAACTTGGTTATAATTCTCCATCTTCTCCAAGTGATGCAAAAGTATTTGGTTA